GCAGGTAGACTTGTAACAATGGATCCTACAGGGACACCTACTGCAATCACAATACCTTCAATTGTTTCAACTGCTGATTCTGCTATTGCAGGACCAGGAAGTGATCCAAATAACGCAAACACAATTGGAACTACTTTTGAAATTCTTTTTATTGATGATTTCACTGGTACAATTAAAACAGCTAACACAGCTGACAAATTTGTAGGTATGGTTACACTTGGAATTGATGCTTCAGTAGCAGGAAAACAATTTGTTCCTGCAACAGCAAATAACGAGATGAACCTAAATGGTGAAGCTGGTGCCGCTGTCGCAACAACAGGTGGCTTAAAAGGTTCTTATGTTAAATTTACTGCAGTAGCAGCAAACTTGTACTTAGTACAAGGATTACTGAACGCTACAGGAAGTTTAGCAACACCTTTTGATAGTCAGTAATAAATAATTAGTGGCTCCTCCGGGAGCCACAACTAAATAGGAGAATTTATGGCAGTAAAAGCCGACATACAAGCTACTAGATCAGATGCAGCTGCAGGAGTTGCTGCAATTATTTCACAACCTATAAGACTTAAAGGTATAATTATAGCTTCTGATGGAACTGGAGCAGGAATTTTGGAATTAACAACTACTTCAAATGCTGGTACAACTTTATTTCAAGCAGATATACCTTCTGGCGATGTAATTAATTTTAATTTTCCAGAAGATGGAATTTTATTTCCAAAAGGAATTTTTTGCAAAACTAAAACTAACGTTACTGCTTACACATTGTTAACTGATAAATATAATGCACCACAATTAACAACATCT